ATACCTGATAACTATTTTACTAATCCAATGGATGCTATGAGGTATGTTCTAACAAACCTATCAAACGAAAGAATTGAACAGAACCTATATACAGGTAAGAAAGAAGACTGGACTAAATATATCAAGAGTGCTCCGAAACCAGGATACGCTATGCCTAAGAAAGATAATGAATTTACAGGTATGGCTATTGCTAAAAACAATGGTCCGAAAGTTCGTGGAGGGCTATTATAGCCTTAAATATGAAACTATCTGAAAGCAAAATACCTCTTACCAAATCAACATTAGAGTATATAGTTGAACAAGGTTTGAGCGAATTCGTAGAATCTAGAGACTGGAAGATTCAAAAGAACTATATTGAAATGGCCAAAGAGAGTTATAGGTTCTACAGAGGTATACCTATACCGAAGGAAGCGCATCTTGAATACCAATCTAATTATTTCAAACCTATGCCTTTCGCAGCTGTGGAGACTACCCTACCAAGAATTCTTAGTGCCATTTATGCCACAGACCCGTTTTTCAGATATATAGATGTTTTGAATGATTCTACAAATGCTAAAAAAGTAGATAATTTGAGCAAGTTGGTGTTTTACAAAATGACCTATGAAGTTCCTTTTATGCTTCAACTTGCCAAAGCAATTAAAAATGCTCTCATCTATGGTTGGAATATTATATATTCTCCTTGGCTAGTTCAATCAAAGAGGAGATATGTTTATGATAAGGATGGTAAAAGGCAAGAAATTAGACAAAATGTTATAGACGCTCCTTGGATGCGTAGCATTGCAATTTGGGATGCTTATCCTCAAGCAGGAGTTGATACAATATACGAAGCTGATTTTATTTGGATCCGAGAAATAGTTACTAAAAGCACTCTTCTTCAAAGAGCGCTTCGCCCAGGGTCTCCTTATATACAAGAACAAGTAATGAAGATAGTTGGTGGGGACACTAAAGAAGGATATCCAAGCGATGAAAATACTTACTATGACGATCTAGACGCTATTGTAGGTCTAGGTGCCTCTAGTGACTATACGAAGACCAATAAGGTAGAATTATTACACCGATGGGGCGTTTGGGATTTTAACAAAGACCCTAAAAATCATCCAGAGATTAGTGATGTGGAGACTCATATAGTAATGGCTAATCGTAAACAAATAGTATGCGCAGAATACAACCCTTACGATTGTCAAGAAAGACCTGTTGATGAGATTCGTCCAGTACCTAATACTCATGGGTTATTAGGTATTCCTTTACCTCAGATGGGGCGCGATGTTGTATTAGAAGCTAATGATATGATGAATCTTCGTCTCGACAATCTAAAGTTTTCGGCTAACAAAACTGTCAAGATTCGTAGATTGAGCGATATCTATGATTCTCTAAATAGAGGTAATTTGATTGTTTACCCAGGCGCTACAATACCTGTAGACCAGCCTGAAGATGTTCAAGAATTCGCTTTTAGCCCCATAGACTCATCACTATATGTCGAAGACAGGATACTTGGAGAAGAATATGACAACGCTATGGGCATCAAAGACATAACTCGTGGTGGTACTGATCCAAATGCTAGAACCGCTACAGGCACTAGCATTATAGCTAAGGAAGCTAACTATCGCTTTGATCTTATAGTCAAACATATACTTCCTAGCGTTCAAAACATTTTACACAAAATAGGGATGTATACTCAGCAGCTAGGTTTGGCATCTGGCGCTAAACAGATAAACATCCCAGATATGGTATACCCTAGCAAGAAGTTTAACATGAATATGACAAAGGACGATATTCAAGGAGACTTTGCTACTCTGATGTTAGGTAATAGTACTAGAGGTGACAAGAGTTATTATTTTGCGTTATTACAAAACATGCGAGGTTTGTTAGTTAATGATCCAAACATCAATATTGCTAAACTAGATGAGCTGTTATTACAGAGTGCTGAGTTACCAAATGTTGAAGAACTTCTAATTAAGATACCTCCTTCTACTCCTCGTGTAGGAACTAGTGAAGGCGAAGGTCAAGGAGTAGGTGGAACTGCAGGAGGTATGCTTGGTGGGGGACAAACTGAAAAAGCAGATTTGAAAACTGTATTAACAAATATGGCAAAGAATAAACAATCATGATAACTTTAAAATCTATATTTAGTGTCTTCAAGAAACCCTCTAATCAAGGGTCGCCTCCAGCCCAAAAGTTGGACGATAACTTCTTGCAAGGCCTAAGACCCCAACCAAAAGTTGGGGTCGCAATCTTTGACTCTATTAAAAATCAGAGTCTGAAATTTGATGATCTAGTGTTGGTCGATTTTATGAATACTCATCAAGTATGGGTATTGCTACAACAAATAGCAATGTTTAGGTATGAGTTAATAAAAGATGCTTTAACTAATACTACAGAACCTAAAAGAGTTATTCAATTACAGGCAGAAATCGACGGCTTAAAATGGCTATTTGAATACTTAAATAAAATATGGGAGAGAAATCAAAAAGTGCCTGAGAAAAAGGAAACAGATCTAAAAGATTTTCCTAAATGGAGTTGATAAATTAGTATGATATTACCCAATTCAGCTAAAACAAAATTTCTTCTAGCTCTCCAAATAGTGGAGAAAGTCATTGCTGATGAGGGTTTTGAAGGGCTAGATAGACGGTATGGAGGCACATATGGCAATACAAACACTGGAACAAGCGGCAAAGGTGATCGAGGAAATGTCTCAAAAGATGTTAGCCTTGGAGAAACAAAATCAGGAATTGGGAAGTCTCAAAGGTAAAATGGGGCGGGAAATGGGCGAATTGAAAGCGGCTATTATGAAACAGCAACATCCTTATAGTGAACCAAAAGGGTTTGAAAACATGACTGAGGATGAAGCTAATAAGATTGTAGGAGAATTTTCAAAGAATCCAAAGAAAGTTCTATATAATCTATTTAACGAATATGTAGATCCTCTTATAAAGAGAGTTGAAAAATCTGAGAATATGTTAAACTACTTTGGCGTAACTGAGAAACACCCGGAGTTCCGCGACAAGGCATTCCAAGACAAAGTGGATGCTTTTAGGGCACAATACAAAGAGCAGACAGGATTAGATCTTGGAACGATGGAGGCAATTGAGAGAATCAAGTACACGGAAAAAGAAGTTGCTTTGACTGAAAAGGAAAAGAAACTTGCTTCAGGTGAGATCAATCTTACCAAAGAAGGGCAGTTTGGCGATAAACTAGGCGGAGGTGCGGCGCCTGGCCAAATAGATGGAGGGAATAAAAGTCCGCAAGATATCGTTAAAGAAAGCATTATTGCTCATATAAACAGCACTGATGGCGCTGCTTTCTAAATTAAGGAGAAATTACTATGGCAGTTTATGGTCCTGGTAGGTTAAGCACTGGCGGTACGTCTTCCGTCACTGCGGCTACTATTAAAGTTGATATGGCAGATTCGATTTCCTTTTTGGAACCCTCGGCTGCCCCTTTGCTTAGGTTAACCGGTCCTTCAAGCGACGGTAAGGCCAATCTTCGTAAAGAGTCTTGTTCAAACCCTACGATTTATTGGCTTGAAGACGAAAGTGTTCCTCGTTGGGATTCTAATACTGGCGGAGCTTTGACAACTGAAACAACTATTCCTGTAGCTTACAGGCAGTATTTCAATGTTGGAACCAAGATTTATAACCCTCTTACTGGTGAAGTTATGGTGGTAAATGGAGGTTGCGGAGCTGGTGAAACCGGCGCGGGCAGTCTAACGGTTACTCGTGACAATACTGATGTTCATTACGGCAATATTGCTGGGTCTCAGCCATTGCTGATTTTGAGACATACAGCTGCTGAAGGGTCAACGTATCCTACGTTGATTCAGTCGCTAGCCAGCGCTCCGTATAATTACACTGAAATTATCAAAACGACTTTCGGTGTTACTAACACGTTGAAGAATACGGATATGTACGGTATGCAGGAACTCGATAAACAGCGTTTCCTTAAAGGCATTGAACACGCTATTGCTATTGAGCATCGCCTATTGTTTGGAGTTCGTAATACTCCGGCTTCAGGTACTGAACTCAAACGCAGTATGGGTGGTGTAATGCATTACCTTGATGCTTCTGGTTCAGGCGCCCAGATATCAAATGCGGGGGCAGGGTTGACTGAAACGGAATTCAATGCGTGGCTCCAGTTATTGTTCACTTATGGTTCTTCGAACAAACTGGTCCTTTGTGGTGCTGATATGATTGCTACGTTGAATACCTTCCCCAGTGGCAAGGTTCGTATCAATGATATGTTGACTAAGAAATATGGAATGAATATCCAGGAATGGATTAGCCCCTTCGGTACAGCTTATCTTATATTCCATAAACTTCTTGAAGGAACTACTTGGACTAAGAGAGGCATTGGTCTTGATATTGAGAAGATCAAATATAGGTATTTACAGAATCGTGATACCTATCTTGAGACCAACATCCAGACAGCGGGTACTGATGGTGAAATTGACCAATATCTGACTGAGGCTTCGTTTGAGCTTAAGACTCCGAAGGCTCACGGATACGTCTATTACACCTAGGTATAAGGAGTAAAACAACTAATCGAGTTAGGGGCTAGATTGAATGTAGGTTAAAACCTCTACTAGCCCCAAACTCTTATTAAGGGGATACTAAAATGGCTTTAGATAGTACGACAAAATTTATAGATGCTTGTAACGCAGGATCTACTATCGCTGATATAGGCGCCGCGTCTGTTAGTCATGCAATACTTAGTGCTACGCATACTGATAGTACTATAGGCACTTGTACTCGTGGCGATATTATCACTGCACAAGGCGCTTCGGCTACTTGGACAAGGCTCGCCAAAGGCGCTCAATACAAGTATCTAATAATGGGAGCTGATGAGGTTGCTTGGTCAACATATACTTTCAATCTTGGAGGTAATGTGGCCACTGCTGGAGCAGTTACTCTTTCTGGAGCTTATGCTTTGACAATAACCTTGTCTAATACGACAAGTGTTACACTGCCTGTATCGGGTACCTTAATGGCAAGCCCCTTTACAGCGGCAGGTTCAATGTTATATGCTGGAGCGGCTTCTGCATATACTCCAACAGAATTAGCTAAAGGCACTTCTGGGCAGTTCTTGAAACAAGGAGCTACTAATCCTGCTTGGGCAACTTTTGGAGTTGGTGATATACCGCTTACGACTGGAAGTATAATCATAGGGGCTGCAAGTGTAGGCGCGGCTTTAGATGTCTCTGGTGATACCAAGATCTTGATAGGTAATGGAACCACTGCTGCGATGCAGACTATTGGCGGCGATGCTACGTTGGCAAATAATGGAGCATTGACTGTAACGAAGTTAACAATAGCTGGTGCGGCTGCTGGAGATATCCTCTATTACAATGGTTCTGCTTGGGTTAGGCTAGCCAAACCAGTTGCAGGTACTCAATATTTGCAAGGGGGCACAACTCCTCAGTGGAGTACTGTAAGTGCAGGGATTGCTAGTGACTTAGCAGCTAGTGTAACTTTCCAGAATACTATTAACGATCTTACGATGACTTCAACAGATCAGACAGTTGCTGGAGAGAGTATTGTTATACCAAACTTCAATGCGGGTGGAACAGCTCATACCTTTGGTTTCTTGAATGTAGCTCAAGCTTGGAGCGCTGTTCAGACGTTTACTAATGAAGGTATTCATATATTGGATACTAACGCTAGTCATGATTTGGTTCTCAAAGCAGGATCAGATCTGACGTCAGATAGAATTCTCACAATTACAACAGGCGACGCTGCAAGAACTTTGTCCTTGGGCGGTGATTTAACTACTGCTGGAGCAATTACTCACTCAGGCGCTTTCAGCATAGGAATTACTTCTCAAAACAACGGTACTTTTGCATTCGCTGACGCTGCGGCTTATGCGTTAACGTTCCCGACAGGCACTGTAACTTTGTCAACTTTGACAGGTACTGAAACGTTAACTAACAAAACACTTACTTCGGTAAAGATTGCTACTGCTGATGGAATCTATGATGCTGGTGGTGATTTATATTTGAAGTTCGTTGAAGACGCTGCAGCGAAAACCTACGTAAAGATTACAAGCGCAGCTACTACAGTAGCGCCTATCATCTCTAGTGATGGTGACACTGCTAATATAGGTTTGAATCTTTATGGTAAAGGTACTGGTAAAGTTACTATATGTGATGCAACCACTCCAACAAAACAACTGGCTTTTGAACTCGTTGGAGCCTCTGCTCATGTTACAACTTTGACCATTGCTCATACTGCTAATAGAGCTATCACGTTACCGAACGCTGATTGTACTCTAGTAGGTAAAGATACTACGGATACTTTGACAAACAAAACCATCGATTGTGATGGAACCGGCAACGTTGTTACTAATGTAAACGTTGATGAGTTAGATCCAATCGGCGATGGCGCTTGTGGTGTTCCAATCATATATCAAAAGGCCGTAGCTAATCTGGCTGCTGCAGGTACTAATATATGTGGAGCTACTAACAAGAAGATGCGTATCATTGATGCATGGTTCGTAGCTACTAGCGCGGACACTGGCACTATAGCGGTTCATGCTGGCCAAGTAGGTTCTGTCGGAGCAAGTATCGTTACTGCTTTCACAATTCCTGCTGATGATATGCAGGTTACACATTGTGATGAAATAGATGACTTCGCTTGGAACTTAGCTGTTAACACTGGGTTAGTTGCTGTAGGCGATGGTGGTGCAAGCATTGATGGGGTGATTTTTGTTAAATGCATAAGGATTGACTAAATAATGTAACGAGATGGGGGACCTTCGTGGTCCCCCATCTCTAATAAAATGATGAATGGAGGAAATAATGGAAACGAAAAACCAAGTAATTTTTAGGTCTAAATATTTGAATTTCAACATTGTGTTGAAAAATACAAGTATTACTGTAATCAACGGAGTTCCCGTAGTATCAAAGGCTATTTCTGTTCGTTTTATAGAAGGTAGAGTAAGTGTTAGTGAAGATGTAGCTAAATTGATGAGAGAGAATGATGATTACAAAGTTAAATACTTTGAAATCGACCCTAAAATTGATAAACAAGTAGAACTTCCAAGTAACGTAGTTACTGGAATGACTAATTCTAATCAAACTGTTCAAGCACACAAAAAGTAAAAAACTAAATTTAAGGAGCCTGTATGAATTTTCTCAAAATGCAAAATTTTCTTTTAGAAGAAATACGTAATCATACTGATGTACGTGTTGTTAATCTAAAAGCTACACTAAATGCAGCAATGAGAGTTGCATCTAATCAGAAAGATAGAAACATTCTTAACAAGTCTGTGCCTATTACTCTTTCATCAGGCTCCTCCGGCCCTTATTTTATAAATGATCCAGAAGTCGATTATATCAAACGGGCGATTATATATGGAGAAGATAGACCATCTCTTGAAGATATGCCTTTCGAAGTCTTTCAAGAACTTTACCCAGATCCAGATGCTTGTGCTCCTGGATATCCAGAAGTGTTTTCAGTATCTCGTATAACTCCTATTTATACTGCTGCTACTAAGATAAAAGTTGTAAGCTCTAGCGCTGCAGACACTACTCAAACTATCAATATTGTCGGAGATGTTAATACTCTTGGTAGGACTACTGAAAGTATATCTCTAAATGGGACTACTGCTGTAGCGAGTTCAAATACCTATTCCAACTTATATGCTATAACAAAGAGTGCTGTGACAGCAGGATATATTACAATAACCAATCATGCATCTAGCGCAACTATAGGGATTATTCCTATTAAAGCGGATGGTGGAAGATATTTAGAATTCTACGTTCATCCAATTCCAAATGGTTCTATGACATTGAGTTTTTGGTGTCGTAGAATGGTTTATGATATGGTAAATGATGCTGATTTACCATTAGATATGTGGGATCCCGATTTTAGCGATCATATTATCGCAGTTGCCAAGAGTATTATACTTAAAGATCCTACAATGCTAGCTGCTGTCGATACTTCTAATAAAATCAAAAATGTTCAACAGTCTTTGAGTTTGAGACGTAATGATATAGGTGCTTATAGAACAAAACTTCCATTAGGTAGGAGATAAATTAAAATGCCTAAACAAACTTTGATAACAAGATTATTTCCTTTTAAAGGATGGTACAAGGATCAGAATTCGTCTTCTGCTCCTGCCAACTATCTATTAGAATGTCAAAATGCTTTAATTGAACCAGGTAGAGTCACAGAAAGGCCTCAATTTCTTCCAAACGAGTATGTTACTTCTGGAGCGATTATACACCTTCTATCTACACAAGGTTATATGTATGCAGATATAGGTACTGGGGTATATCAACAGGCCAAGGCAGGTTCGGTGTTTGGATCTTTGTTTACTTGGAGTGGAACACCTAACTATATGAGTGTTGTCGCCATAAACAATATGGCCTATTTCTTTGCAGATCTAAACATTGCTCCTTATCAGTGGGATATGTCAGGCGCCGCAGTCTCCTATGCTTCGGGCAACCCTACTGAGAATTGTGGAGAATGTATTTTACATAAAGGAGGATTAGTTGCTTGCCAAAGTTATACAAATACAAACTATGTACATTTTGGTATTCCTGATACTGCAACTTTCAATGCTACTAATATTCTCACTATACCTAGTGAAGTATCTGGATATAGCGCCTTGAGATTATTCTCTTTAGGGGATGAGTTAATGGTTTTGACTGATCTATGCGTATATATAGTTACTGGAGCAGTTCCAGAGTTAAAGCAATATCCTTTATTTCAAACTCCTGGTATGTATACCACAGCAAAGAAATGTTCTGTTAAAGGTACCAAAGGCATCTACTATTTGACTACTGATTTAAGAATGGTGAGATTCCTAGGGGCAAGTACTGATGATATATCAACCCCTTTCTTTGGTACTTACATCAAGGATGACGTATATGTTTTGGGATTACCTAGCGCTGGAATGTATTCTGATGGTAGATATATCTATTTTTCATATATTTCAAAAGAGATAGATTCTACATCAACGCCTCCAAATAGAACTTTGGTATTTGATGAAATAACCGATCAGTGGGTCGGAGATTATAGAATTAATCTTACTGGAGTTATAAAAGATGCTAATGCTATTCCTGATCAGTATGCTCGTGCAGCACTATATGGAACTAATCTTTGCAGATTTCCAATAAAGAAGACCAGTACTGCAGAAGCTAATTGGGCACTCAAAGGACGCCAAAGTTCAAGTGTTGCTGGTGGAATTCTAACTATAGCTCCTGGAGCAAACAACGGTACTAATTGTTTATATAATCGTATAGATCGTGAGACTTGGTCAAATACAACTGGGTGGACTGTTGAAATCAAGGCCAAATGCACAGGAGCTAGTGCTAGCGCAATTACATTGGACATTTATGATGGTTCATATGTCGTAAATCTTACTTTTTCAAAGACTGCACTGGCAATAACTTCTCCTGCCAAGACAGTAGTTCAAGACTTCACTAGTGCCTATGTTACAGTAAGGGTTACAGGAAAGGTTAGTGGAGGAGTTACTAAAATAAGAATTTATCTTAATGGGGCAGTAGTTGATTGGGGTGGTTCAGTATATGATCTTGCTTTAGACAGTGTAAATACTTCTGATGGAGTTGAATTTGGTTATACTGCTCAATCAGGTGTTACTAATATATTAGATATTGATTATGTCAAATACTGTATAACGGGACAATATGCGGCAGGTACTACTCCTACTTGGAGTGTAGAGTATTCTGGATCAACGTTGCCTAATCTATGTATGGGAGGAGAACAGATTACTTCTTTGGTACAAACCAATGACGTAGATCCTGGTACCGGTCAAATTAGAGATTATTCAAAACTTTATTTAGAATTAGATGTTGAATCTCTAGGAAGTATGTTGGCTTATATTAGAACTAATAAAGGTTCTTGGAGTAGTGCTAAGACAATTTCTCTAGTTAGTCCTGGAATACCTTATGGTGATGAAGGTACTCAAGATACTGAGACTAGATATCTAGTTCAATTTCCTTGGTTACTAGATCCAAGAGAAAGTACTGGAAGGCGCATAGGAGTAAAACTTTCTCATTCAGGAACTTATAGTGGATTTTCATTAAATGAAATGTATGCAGAATCTCTAATTTCAATGGTAGATAAAGTAAAGGAGTTATAATATGGGAATGAGATTTGTAAATAAAGATGAGACTTATATAAACGATAAAGAACATCCAAAGGTTGTAGATACTCCAGTTGTTGCATATACTCCTAGCCAGACAACTTTGAGAGAATCCCTAAAAACTTTGACTAAAGAAAATCAGGCAGAGATTGATAGGCAGTATGAAGAGAGTATCAAGAATGGCATTGAAAAATGGGATACTATGAATTCTAATAATGGGATTATTGGTAGTCCTCTTTCTAGAGAACTTAAAGAAAAGTTTATTGCAGATATGGAAAAAGAAAAAGCATTTAAGAAAGCTGTTTTAAGTACTCAATTAGCTTTTCAATTTGCTCAAATGGAAGACAATATGGCACAACAAGCTCAAGCAGGCAATGCTCAAAACGCTTCTATTTATGCTAATGCTTTAGCTAACAAAGAATCAAAAGCTCAAGTAGAATTACAAAGAAAAACTATGGCTGACGCAATGGCAACTCAAATGGAAAAAGTTTCATATGAACATAAAGCATCAGTAGCTAAAAGAGATGCTGCAATGAAAGCGGCGATTAAAGACAACATAAATAATCCACAAGCTAATCAAGATGCAAGAAATAGGTGGAATGAAATACAGAATTTAGAAAAAGCGATAACTCAATCTAGGCAAGCTCTCAATCAAGGAGATCCTCTTAGCAAAGCAACTATTCCTGATGAGATTGCTAAAATGGAAAAACAACTTGGTAAGGCTAAAGAGGAAATTCTCAAACTTTTTGATGGTAAAGCTCCTGGCGAGTTAGAACCTACAAAAACTGAAAATAAACTTTCAACTCCAGAACAAAAACAACCTAAATCAGAAAGTCAAAATGCTCCTTCAGCAGGAGGGGGTGGGGGCGGTGGAACTCCTCCTCCTACTAATCCTACTACTCCAGCGAATACAAATAATGCTCTGCCTGAAAGTAATACTCTTCAAACTATCAAACAGACAATGAAAAAAGTAGGAGAAAGCGATACTTCTGGAATGAAGAATGTTGCTGGTACAGATACAATTGCTCCTCTTTCTCGTTCTGATTTTCCAAATATAACGGGGAGCGTTGGTACGCATGTCAAAATTGTAAACTCTGGATATTAAGAAAGGTAAAATATGGATAAAGAAAACGAATTATATCAACAAGCTTATAATGAAATACAGGGGTTATTTCAAGAACGAGCAAAGTACGAAACTATGAATCCAGATATTTTTACTGGAGTCAATTCTGCGTTAAAGAAGACTCCGTCTCTTGGAGGTAAATTTGAAACAAGTGTTAAACCAACTACAAATATAAAACAATTGTCTGTTACTCAGGCAAAGGCAGAGGCTGGGGTTACGAAACCTACTACTTCTAAAGTAACTCCTCAAATTTTTGATTTGGTATTTCCTGAAAATAAAAGCGATTTGGAAACGTGGAGTCCTTTGCCTTCAGAGTATGAAAATATTAATTGGAGACAATTGGCAAAGAACGATCCTATGAAACTTATTGCAATTGCTCAATATGTTTTACCTTTAGAAAATGAGAGGTTACGACGTTTACATATGCCTACAATGGAAGATCTTCAAACTCAAACTTTAGCAGAAGCTACTCCTGAAGAAAGGCATCGTAAGTTTATGGGTTTAGATCCTCAAACAACTATAGATTTAGCTATTCAAGAATATTTAATGAAGAGCGATATAGATAAAGGCAAAATGGAAGTCGCTCATAAAAATGATATAGAGCGTATTACTTATCAATTTGGGTTAAATAAATTAGCTAAAGATTCTGAAACTATGCCAGAAGAAGATTTGTATCGTAAATATACTGAAGAGATAATGAATTCTAAAGCTACTTATGCGGATAAAGCCGCAGCCATTGCTCAAATGAAACAACTTCTATCAGGTAAAGAATCTCCAGAACAAGAACGTGAAGCAAATGTAGAAGCTAGTGTTGCTGCTGAGAAACGTAAAGTAGACTATAGTATTGAAAAATCAAGGGGTATTTTAGAAGAGACTCAACGCCGTGAAAGACGTACAGATATGGCAAATATGGAAGAATACTTGGTAAATGATAAACATTTTTCTAAACTTTCAAAACTTGTTGATCTTATTGAAGAATCGCGATTTAAAGAAAAAGATATTGATGAAGCTCAAGCAAGCACTAGAATATCTGCAGTTAAGAATTCTTTGCTAGTTAGCATGCTCAATTCTGCAAAGGCAAAACAATACATCAAAGAATTGGTAAAAGATGGAATGTCTGAACAGGAAGCAAAATCTTATGTTGAAGAACTAATTCTCAATAAAATGAGTTACGTATCAGCAGGGGAATAGAAAGGCCTTTCAATGTCAACTATCGAAGAAAAAGCATTAGAATTTACTTTAGTTAAGCCACCAAGTTTGATCAAAAGAGCTGTTGGGCGTGTCGAAGGCGCTATAGGTTCGTCTTTGGCTGATTTTGGTAGTGCTTCTGAATTTATATCAAAATCAGGCATTCCTCTTGTTAGTGATTTTGCAGGTATATTTACAGAACCTTTAAAAAGGCAAGGGGCCATCATTAAAGAATATTGGGAAGGAGATCTAGGAGAAGGCGGTGCTTTTGATCAATTTTTTAGCGCCGTTGGTTCTACATTACCTTATATCGCTTCTGCAGGCACTGTAGGGGCAGGGCTAAGAGTTATAGGAGCCAGTGCTAAGGTTGCTCAAGGAACTTCATTTCTTTCAAAATTTGGAAGAAACTTGTTGCCTAGCGTTTTAGAAAGCCTTCAAAATGCTGGTTCTGCATATGAACTGTCTAAATCTAAAGAAGGATGGGATGAATCTAAAAGACTCCAAGCAGCTTGGGGAGTATTTGGTGGAAATTTAATCCTTAATAGTGCTTTAAATGCTTCTGGATTTGAAGATATATATTCTCGTTTAGGCAAAGGATCTTTTATACCTACTGCTAGAATCGCCGCTAAAAAACTTCTTAATGTTATGGCAATTGAAGGAGGTCAAGAAGGCGCTCAACAACTTCTACAAAATATTGTATTGGGAGATCCTTATGCTAAAGACGTAATGTCTAATTTTATATATGGCGCTTCAGTAGGAGGGTTATTTGGAAGTGCAGGAATTGCTAGTGAATATCAAACTAAGAGAAAGATGATAAATGATTCACTAGGAAGTTACTTAGAATTAGCAAATGCTGTTGGAATGAAAGTAGACCATAAATATGCACAAATGATAGTTGAAAAGCATTTCAATGATGCGGCTAATGAAACAGATACTTCTTCTAGTGTTCAACCATTTACTCATTTTTCATTAGACACTAATAAGCGTTATAATATACATTCTTTGACATCAACATTATATGAAGCCTACAACGACCCATTTTTAGCTAAATATAATGAACGTGCAAAAAAGATTAATGCTATAAAAGATTCTAAGAATGTTGAAAATATTGAAACGATGAAAGAAACCGTATTTTCACTATTTCCAGAATTGGTTGGATCTAGGCTTGATAATATGCTCATAGTAAATAAAATATTTGATGATAAAAAGAAGATAAATTATTCGGGTATTCATGCTCTTGATGGTACAAAGAGCGTAATGCATTTATTATCAAAAGACGAACAAATTAGGTTACAAAAAGAAGGATTGGTAAATGATGTTCCTACAATTATCTTTGCTAAAGACGTAAAAGTTAATCGTTTGATGAATATAACTCATGAACTTTTACATTCTTTTAGAATTAATGAAAATAATTTAGTAGGCGCCCCTAACTTTTTTAATCTTTTGACGGATCTTTACAAAGACAAATCCAATATACAAATGGATATCAATGAAAAGTTTGCTGAGGCGGCTTCTATGCATCTTATTGATCCTGTTAGGTTATATAAACAATCTCCTCTTCTATCAAAGATGTTGGAAGCGGTAACTATAGAGATGAAAAGCATAGATAGCCTAGTGTTTAAAAATCGTGATGTTCACAATATTCTTAGCAGCGCTGAAAGATTTGTTATTGGTAATGCAAATCCAAATTTGAAGTTACAAAATGCGATGAGTAAAGTAGGTTTTAGTCAAAGAATGCTTTTTGATCGGGAACCTATTTCTATTAGCGATTTTAAATCTCAGATGGCAGAAGGAGCGAGCATTGAAGCGAATCCTGCAATGTCTGAAGCTAAAAATCGTATCAAAAAACATGCCCTAATGACAAAGAGCATAGTTGAAAGAAAAGATCTAACTGAAGATCAAAGAGCTAAACTTCTTAAATTAGAAGTTGAAGAAACCAAGAAAGATTTTGATTGGATAAAAGAAAATGTATCTCCTGAAGAGTTTGAAGCTTTGCAAGGTTTTGCTACTAGGGTTCAAAATATTTCAGTGTCATCTTTTGCTGGAGCGATTCTAAATGCAAAAACTAAAACTCGTGAAAAGAAAGAATACGCTAAAGAGAAGAAGATAGGTGAAGAAGAAGTAGAATTGTCTTTCAAAGAACGTATGGCTTTACGTAAGGCGCCTTCAATATATAAGTATTCTAAAGAAGAAGAAATTGCCTATGATAAACATTTACAGGCAATGTCAGAATCTACTAGATTTCAAGTTAACCAAATATCTAAATGGATAGAAGGTTCTAAGAGTGAAAGTTACTTATGGCGTCAGAGGGTTATGAATACTGACGTCAACAAACTTCCTGATCTTGTTAATGAGATACGAGACGAAGCGCGTGCTATGGGAGATCAAAATTTGCGTAATTTTGCTTCTAGTTGGGCATATAGAGCATCTTTGGCTGAAAAGAACAAAGGTAAAACAGGGGCAGAGCAGCCTGAAGACGTAGCTAAGAAATTCTTAGAGCGACAAATTTCTAAAGATATGCGTGTTGGAGGCGAAATATGGAATAAATATAAAGAGATTTGGTTGAAGGAAGTTCCGGCCTACGGCAAACTATATCAAGATGCAGAAAAGATTTACTTTGGTGAGAAAACAATTCCTGTCAATGATTTGGTTAAGAAAACTAATGAAGAAATGTCTCAAAAGGTAATGGTTACTTTGCCTAATGGAGATATTAAATTTTATGATAAATCCATGAAGGATATGTTAGTAAAACGTTTTGGTGAAGACAAAGTCAAAGATTGGAAAATTCTCGAGCCTACAATGGTTCCACTTTCTCCTTCAGAGGCGTTAAAGGCTATAGAATCTTTATCTAAACCTACGTTAACACAAGAAATTATCTTTGGGTATCCAGATATGGAAGGAATTTCTAAAGGCGCTCCAAAAGAAGCTGATTATAAATCTTGGTTTGGAGATACTATAGATGAACTTAAACTAGATATGCAAGCATCTGTTACAGAAGACGAGGCTTCTGATGTTGCAGAATATTTTCCTATTATCAACTGGGATAATATAGAAAAAATTAATCTTGAAGAATCTATAAAGAAAAATCTGAAAGATGTAGGATCGAAAGCGCCAAGTTTTTGGATGTTTTCAGACGGTAAATCTTTTGGTGTTGTAAATCATTATGTAGATTCTTTAAATGCTATCAAAGGACAACTGTTCAAAACTCAGGCGATTTCTATCAATTCAGATAATGAAGCCTATTTTTCTCGTATAGTAGATTACATTGCTAGAAAAGAAAATATAGTCCGATGGAGCGATACAATACAAGATAAAGGAAACGAGTTAGTTGTCGGTTTGAAAGGTTATTTTACCAAAGCTCAAGAGTTAGCCTTTGCTAAACTAATGTTAAAAAATGCTTATACATATATTGCTTTAGATGGGTATGACAAACATCTTTTAACTGCAGAACTTTTCCAATATGGTGGAATTGAAGAGATGTTAGACGCTATATTTATTGCTGGAGAAAGAAATTCTACTAGAATTAGAAATAGCGCCCTAGGGGATTTTATTGAAAGAATAGCTGAAGAAAATGCTAGTGGCGAGGATATTAAAAAGTTTGAAGAACTTCAACCTGGCCAAATGCAGAAAATGATTAGAATGCAAATAGACGATGCTGCAGGGATTATTGAACAACACAAGTTAATGGCAATGAAGACTCGTGAAGATGATTTTGGAGATTTGTCTAAAACAGAAAGAGAGGCGATTCCTCTTATTATTGAAGCATTACATTTTAAGGATCCTGCAAGCGCTCTTAATGCGGCAAAAACATTAAAGAGAGACGACATTGTTAAAGTTTTACAAAATCCAAGCGCCAAAGTTTTAGAAATGGCAAATAAATATACTCAACCTTATCTTGAAGGATATTCAAAGGCTTATTTAGAAACTCATGAAGATGAAAGAGGTGAGGATATTCCTATTGAAGGGCCGTTTGTAGGGCACAAATTTTCTTTAAGAATGCCTTGGCAAACTAAAGTCTCTAAGGCAACTCTCTCGGCAAATATAATTGCCGGGCGCAAACCTCTTAGTATAGACATACTACAATTGATGAAAGCCTCTGATGATGTTGCTATTCAAGGTGAAATTAGAAAAGTTTATGCAGAACTTTTAATGAAATATAAATCAGATGAAATGGCCCCTATTATTGTAGATCGTAGATCAAAAGCTCCAAAGAGAATGGAAGAAGATGATACATATTATATCAAAGCTCAATTGCCTAAATTGGTAAGCGCAATAGGCAAAGGCTACAGCGCTAAAGAAGTATGGATTCATCCAGATGTTTATCAAAGTGTTATGGCATTGTATGATGTCAAATCTAACAATGGGGTAGTCAAATTCTGGGAAATGTTGCATCACTCAGTCAAATATGTTGGTTTGAGATTTTCATTGTTCCACGTAGCGCCTTTATCTGAAGCATCAGCAGCTACTGGATCTTTGAAAGGACTTGGAGCAGTTTGGAATCCTGCCAATATATGGAAAAATGTTGTTAAAGGTAAAAATCCATTGATGGGTGAAAACTATGAAAGCGCTCTGAAAGCTGCAAGAAGAGGCGTGGTATTTAATGACGCTCCTGATCTTAGTTTAGACCTTATAAAACAAGTTGAAGTATTAGCAAAAGATTTAACAAACAATTCAAAAATAACTGAAACGGTATTTAAGTTAAACAGATCTCTTGATAGTTTTATATTTTATCATACTTTGAATTTGGTTAAACTAAATGCTTTTAATACTTATGTTGCAAATATAAAAGGCTTGAATGAAATAGAGTTAGTTGCTAAAGAAGAAGAAATTGCCAATATGGTAAACGCTCAATTTGGAGGACAGAATTGGTTAAGAGTTATGAATCAACCAAGCATAATTATAAACTTGATTGAAAAAATAACTGGGCGTAAAGTTTCACCAGTTGCTGTAAAACAAATATTGGACAATACATTGTTTGCTCATGACTGGACGCGTTCAGTTATACAAGCAGCAACTGCTCCTTTTAAAGGAACTGTAAAGGCCATATTTGGTAAAACGGAGGTGGATCGGAATGTAGGACTGGTCCAAGCGAAATTTGGAGCGTATTGGTTAGGGCGAAATGTAGCTATTTTAGCGCTAATTACCACCTTGCTAAATTACCTGACTAAAGGAAATCCTCCTTGGGAAAATGAACCTGGGCATGAAACAGACATTTTCTTGTATTATGATCCAGATACAAAGAAAAATGTCTATATGTATTTAGGTAAACAGTTTAGAGAAATAGTTCGTTGGGGCACTGAACCGGGCAAACAGTTATATGGTAAATCTTCTCCAGTAGTTAAAGAACTTCAAACTCAACTTAGTGGAAGCAGCCCTTATTGGAAAGAGGAAGATTGGAAATCATATATGTATAGTTGGGAAAGCGTTCCTGGTAGGATGCTTACGTTTGCTAGGCAATATAAACCTATGATTATGAGCGCTGATAGTGTTTATGGTTTGGCAGGGCAGCCTATGCGAAAAGGAACAAATGCTAGAATGTTAAAATATGGTTTTTATGCCATAGATCAAGAATATGAACGCAGAATCAATACATTGAAAAGAGAAACTCTTCCAGTTATTAATAGGTTAGCTAAGATATCTCCCGACAAAGCAAATAGAATGAGAATGAAAATGTACAAAGAGATACAAGATCTAAATATTGCACGAAGAGAAAAAATCAACGAACAACGTAAAAAAGCAAGGAGTTTTTACAAATGGAAAAGCGAATCTCAGAACAAGATAAGCTAAAAAGAACTCTTGAACTAGAATTTAGTAAATTAGACAGAACTAGTCATAATCGTGTTATCAATGCTTCTGGACAAGGTATTATAGGTAAAACAGTTGACTTACACGAATTCTATGATCTTCAAGGGTGGAGTCAAACAGGAACTGCGACTATAAAGTTTGGTAATACTAAAGATTCATTCACAATTCAAGGATATAGCGCAGGGAGTAGTGGGTATACTCAAGTGATCTATCCTTACGATACTAGACCTATTAGCATGTATGGAAGATTTGAATTGGCTTTAAATACTAATGTATATATTACTCCAGATACAAATATTCCTAGTTGTACTATATCTATATATCGTCAAGAGTATACTGGTGGGGTATGGAGCACTGTAGAAACACGTTCTAAGACCTATGCAATGGGTGCTAGAACTGACAGTTCTTTTACTATTGCTTTAGATCCAGACTATTTTGCTGTCAGTTGCCCAACATTGGCTACTACTCAAAGAATTGTTATATCTTTCTTGGTTAATAACAATCAAACAGAAATTGCTAATTTACGAGACATATGGGTAGGAGCGAAAGCATCCGAAGTCAAAGTGGCTAATGACGATTCGTCAAATATGTTCTATAATATGACGACTCTACAATTGGCAGAATTGATTACTTCTTGCAAAGTTCTAAAAGCTGGAGATATGGCTTTACATGCAATCACTAATAGCCTTTATTCTTATTCAGGAAGTGCTTGGATTGCAATAACTCCTACATCACATACTCATGCACATAATGATATGACTTCAAAACAAGGAGGAACTACAAATGAGTATTATCATCTTACTAGTGCTGAGTATGCTGGTTCTGGTACTGGAGTATTTGCGAGAGTAACCAGTCCGGTTTTTACCACGCCAAATATTGGTGCAGCTACTGCAACAACCATAAATGGCGCATATATCGGTAAAGGTTTAGGAACAACAACTGGAACTGTTATAGTTAGTGCTGGGGCCCCGGCAGGTAACACTACAGGACAAGATAATTCTTTTTTCGGTAATTCTGCCGGCAACGCCATAACTGAAGGTATACAGAACGCATTTTTTGGCAGGGGTTCCGGACGAGTAGTAACTACTGGAGATTATAATACTGCTTGTGGCGCATACTCCTTAGATGGTATAGTTGTTGGAGATAATAATACAGCTATTGGTTCATACTCTGGAAGAAATCCCGTAGGTTCTAATAACGTATTTTTGGGATATAATACAGGGTCTGGTATGACTAACGGAGATGCCAATACTATTATTGGGGCTAATTACGCAGGAGTTGCTGGGTCTAATCAAGTTGTTATTGCTGATGGTGCCGGAACTAAACGATTTGAATCTACAAGTGCGGGTCTTATTGCACTTGGCGGGGCAACACCTGAATATACAGTTACTCTGGAAAACTCAATGGGTAGAATAGTCGGAGTTCAGACATCTGCCACTGATGTAACTGGTAAAGCGATTACTATACAAGGAGGCAGTTGTATCGCCGGAACTTCTGTGGATAACGTTGGTGGTGGTGTTGTAAGCATTAAACCTGGCGTAGGCACTGGCACTAACTATGGTCAGGTATACATCTTTGCGTCTACTCCTGGAGTATCTGGCAAGGTATTAAACACAAATGCACTAATGGTTACTATTGACTATAAGGGTATCAAACAAGAAGGATTAACAGCTTCACACGGAGTATTTACCGATGCTTATGGTTATTTAAGTAGTACTGGAGTATTAGATATGGTGCACGGTGGAACAGGCAGTTCTACTGGAGTTAATCTTTGTCCTACTCCTCCAGAACAAAATGGGGCGATGATATACAGTACTCACGCATCTCCTGGAGCTTGGGCGTCTCTATCAGCTAACACAACTACAACAAAGAAGCACCTAAGTATGACAGGCACAGGCACAGACGGAGCGGCCCCAGTATGGGATGATTTATCGTTAATATATCTGCCTTTAGACGGCACAAGGGCTATGACCGGGATGCTGGCCTTACGGGCCGGGACGGCTGCGGCCGGCACAGCACCGTTAAAATTTCAAGCTGGGCCATTATTAACTACGCCTGAAGCCGGAGCCATAGAATTTACTGGGGATGTTTATTACGCTACCATAATAACTGGTTCCGCAAGAAAAACTTTTGCCTTTTTAGAAAGTCCATCATTCACTACGCCAAATATTGGGGCGTCTACGGCAACCACCATAAACGGACTTGAAATAGGCGCGACAACAGGCGGGGCGTTAACTATAGGTAATAGTTTAACATTAACACTTAATACAGGGGGCGTAACACTCACCGGTAACGCCGCAGGTTCAACATTGGTATTGCCAAGCGGTTCAACCGCCCTCGGAACAATATGCACCCAAGCGGCCAACAACGTGGCGATAACGGGGGGTAGTGTGACTGGATTGACAGGACTTGCAATCAGGGACACTTCGGCCGCCTATGACGTGACGATAGCGGGGACTTCATCAACAGCACTAACCACAGGCAGGACATTGACTATTGATATGGTCAACGCCGCAAGGACATTGAAACTATCAGGCAATACCGCGCTAAACCAAGAACTGTTGACCACGAGCAATGTTCAACACGCCAAACTTGGTTTGGGAGCGGCTGCCCCAACATATTGCACAATGGCAATAAATAATGACGTTAGCGCCCCTGGAAATGCGGCTTTATTAGGCATATCAGCCGTTACAACACAAGGATTACCAACCACTTCAAGTTATGGTCAGTTGTATTTATTTACACCAAAAAACAACGTGGCAATAAACACAGGCGGGGTTATCAGTTTTGGTGCTTCTTATGACGCAACTTATGATACAATAATGGCATCAATATTTGGTGGTAGGGAAAATGCCACTAATCCGAATACTGCAGGATATTTAGCTTTCTATACACGTGACGCAGCTGGAACGCTTGCCATAAGACAAACCATAAACTCAACGGGCGTAGTCAACATCCCCAACCTCACCGCCTCAAGGGTGGTGCTGACGGACGCAAGCAGTAATTTAACTACACAATCGTATCTTGCGGGGACTAAAGTATATTACGTTTCTGACTCAAGTGGCGGAACAGTGAATAGGAAATTAACTTTTACCAACGGGATTTTAACGGCAGAAACCTAAAGCATAACGAAAGGATTGTATGAGTAACGGAGATGACGCAATGTGGAAACAGGCTTTTGAACAAGCCAAAAATAGCCCTGTTGATATGACAATATTGACAGTATTGGCGGGTGTGAAACAGTGGATGGAAGCTAAAGAAGAGGATTGTAATAAGCATAAAAAGATTACTTATAGGCTAAAAGATCAGGAAACTAAACGACAAGGGGCTTATGCAATACTAGTTATTCTTGGAGGCATATTGGGGGTTATAGGGCATTGGATAGTTAGTTTACTCAAATAATAAAGGAGGTGATATAGATTGAAGAGTATAGCGATTGTATTGGGGATGATGTTGATAGTAATTAGCGGATGCGCTTTCTTTGAAGGTATGCTTGGCATAGACAAGACGCCTACTTCTGGCCAACAGGGCGGCGCCGATCAAATGATAGGTGTTTTGGACAAAGCAGTTAAAGATGGTGTTATAGACATTAATACTGCAAAGTTGATAGTTGAATCTATAAGAGAAGAAAGTAATAAAAACAAAACACCTTGGTGGGAAGAGTTGCTCTATATGGTTGGAGTGGCTGCTGGAACATATCTTGGTACGCGTAAGATTAGAACTTCTTTGTCTTCAAAGACATAGGCAAAGAAAAAAGGGGGGGGGAGGCATTTGCCCTCCCCCCATATCCTATCAAATTTACCCTTTTTTAGGTTCTTCTTCATTGATAATAGGCATTAAACAATGAAGCATTTCACCTGTGATTTCATTACTCTTTTTCAAATCTGCAACATCTATACGCAAAATTTCCATTTCTAAACCTTTATCAAACATTTCCTTACGAGCGGCTATATATTTGGTTTTATCTTCAGGTTTTACAAAGATAAATTCGTTTGTTTTTGGATCGCTTTCAGCTTTTCCATCTTTGTGAACAACGAACTTTTTAATTAAATCTCCTTGCATTCTATCAAAAGCTTCTGAAGCTGTTCTGATAAAAGCCAAATTCCTAGCTACACGATAGTTAGCTGTGAAGTTTCCCAGGTTGATTTTAGAGACATCCATCATTCCCTTGGAGACTCTCATAAAATCTTCTACTGACAAGTGAACCTTGTCTGCCATAGTTATCTCCTTTTGATCCAGACCTTTTGATAGCCTAGATCTTTCTTGCGCAAGAACCGACGTAGTGCTGCGCGATTTTCTTTTTGTTTCTTTGTAAGGTATGCGTCATACCTCAAATCAATTACCAAGGCAATCTTTTTTCCTTTTGATCTTGCTTTTGCATAATGCTTTTTGTTACTCTTTGAAGGAAGTTTATCATTGACAGGAAGTTCTCCGAAGCCCGGTATAAAAACGCTATTTACTTCGTCTTCCCAGTATTCGGACAGGGCTACACCTTCCTTGCCTCTAATCCATTTTCCTTCGTGATTCCTAGGTTTTTCTCCAGGTTCGTAAGTCGAATATATGCTAACTCTAGCTAAAACTTCCTCATAGTCGTCATCCCAATAATAAACTTTTGGAGAGTCTGCGTAGGTCAAAAGTTGATATACTCCCATAAGAATGAGGATGGATACCATAACCTTCACGAGCGATATCTTCTTCATCGTCATTTTCCTCCTTTATCATGGCGTCTAAGATGTCGAGATAATTACGAGCATCATCTAAACGCCCTTGAATAGGTTCGCTTTCTAACTTACCTTTTGATATAAAGTTAGATATTGCATCTATATGTTTCATAAAATATACCCATAAGACAATTTTTCGATCTAATCCTAACATCCTACTGCCTCTATTGAAGTTGTCGAAAGCATTAGTTGAAATAGAATAATCCCGGCCTTTGCTACTAAGAATTTTCATCCTCCTTTTTGTAGCCTTTAATATATATTGATTTCGTTGTTTAAGATTCATAAACAATCCTTTCTGTTAATATTAGATAATTTTGGGTTTGCCCATATCATCTATTGTTTTATTTTGCATATCAATCATTTTTTCACATACATTAAGGTGAACAGGACGTTGTATAGCTAACCTAGGAGATATTTTGATATTTAGATTTGCTCTAGCAATTTCTAGATACTCGTCGCTCAAGTCTAACCCAATAAAGTTTCGGTATCCTTGCAAAGCGGCAACTCCAGTTGTTCCTGTTCCCGCAAAAGGATCTAATACAACATCTCCTGGAGAAGACAAAGAACTAATTAGCAGTCTTGGAATAGCTATAGGAAAAGTCGCTGGATGAGCATGTTGAGTGGGATTTGGAGTATAAATAATTCCATTTGTCCAAGATTTGATTTGAGGATTGTACTGATCTTTACGTTCTCCTTTTCTGAATATGTGTATCATCTCATAATTGAACCTAAACTTGGTAGGAAATACGTTCTCAGGTATGGTACCTCCACGCGCTATCTTGCGCCATATAATAGATCCCTCATAATTGAAATACAAGCTATAGGCTCCAGCTACTAAGAAGGCGTTGATAGGTTGAATGAAATAAGGATCTATTGTATTCTTGAGATCACTAGCAACTATACACAAATATCCTCCATCTTTGAGAACTCTACGAGACTCCTTCCATGTTTTTTGTAGATTGTTTATGAAACTTTCAAAGGTATCAGTAATCCCTATTTGATTTTGACATTTGTAGTTTTTGAGGTGCCAATATGGAGGAGACGTTACTACAAGTTGTACGGAAGCGTCATCCAAAGGAAAAGACATTGTAGCGTCTGCCTTCCATAGATGTGCGTAAGTTTTAGGTATTCTGTGTTGGCTGGACATAGTATTTTAACCTTTCTGCAAGTTTTATCAAAGCTGCTTTTTCACGAACACTAATTGTTGATATTGAACGACTCATAAGTTTTGCCACTTCTTTTAATTTCATTGGAGGTTTTGAAAGTATACGAAGTTTTATAATACGTTGCTCCTGACTAGTAAGAAATGATAAATCTAATTCAGGTAATACGTCTACTAAACCGTCCCAAGAAACTCTTTCATCTGCACGATCTGAAACTTCTCCTACAAACATTCGTTTTTGTTTGTTTAGATGTGCCCAAATTTCATACTTCATAGCATTGTAAACGTATGTTGTAAATGAAGCTATAGATTTGGAATTATACCCTTTTTCACACCTAGGAATAACGCTAAGAGCAATATTAATTAGTTCATCAAAGTTACAATTTTTACCTTTGTAATACTTACTGACAATACTAATTGCCATTGCTTTGTAGTTATGAGTTTCTACTTTTTTCAAATGGATCGTGATGGGGATCTGTGACATGTTTCATCCTTCTATTATAATCATCTCCTTTAATCACTGAAGGAACACTAATTTGTTTTGTCATTTCGTGTTTACATTTAGAACACAATATAATATCAGTTCTAAGATGAACAAAATATTCTCCTTTCAAACCGCAATTTAGACACTCATAATCATATACTGGGGTCATAGTAAACTCCTTTCATTATAAATTCTGCTTATATAAACTTTGTTATATTGCGTAAGTAAAGAATAATACATTAATCCTTCAAGGACTTCCTTTGGGTATTCTTTGAATTCGTCTATTTTGACATATTTATTTTTGATAAGTAACTCTTTAAGTTTTGTTGGCAACGCTTGGACAATCTTTTTACTTTCCTCAGAGAGCGTAGGACGTTTTTTGATAGAATACTCGTCGTAGGCCAATCCTGGCAAAGCATAAGTTCTTTCAAGGAACTCTCCAGCGACTTCAACGCACTCGACAGGTATTTGAATGGTATCATAAGGCGGATCTGTAATACATAATCTTCCTGAGATTTCCGCTGCAACTTTGGCAATTTTGATACGGTAGTTTTCGGCTTGTACAAGTGGGATATCCGGCGAATATTTATTGGGTATCGTATTAGATAACTCATATATGCGTTTAATAGCAGAATCTGAAAATACAATTTGGTCTGCCCTTCTCGACCAAATCCATATAAGCAAAGCTTTTTCGTCTTCGACAGAGATAGACGATTTTTTGAATGTATGTGTTTTGTTAATTTCACTACTTGGAACTTCTCCTTCTAGCGCAGTAATAACAAAGTCGAAGCGCGCTACATCTTCATTAGCCTCTATCAATTCTTTAACTGCCAATATCCCATATGGATAGTGTTTCATTCCATGTCCAAGTTTGGGGTTAGAAATCCATATAAGGCGAGTACAAGCATCCGCTCTCGCATGCACCCCTGCTTTGTCGAGCTCAGATACGCCTTCTGATCTGATTCTAGACATTTTACGTAATATTCCATCGAGAGCAAGTGATGATATTTCATCAATGATGACGAGTCTACCATGATTGAGGACGATACGTCCCCATGTAAGCATTGTTGTTTTTTCATTTATCGATTGGATACCTCCTACCAAACCTGCAAATGTAGCATTCTCGCCACTAACAACTTCGCCAAGACCATAGAATCTAGCAAGTCGTTCACAAGTAGCTCCTTTTCCACATTGGCTGTCCCCAAGTAAAAGAATCTCTCCCCAACCTTTATGTATATAGTCATTCCCAAGATAAAAATGCAAAGGGCTATGAAACACAAGATCAACACCAAGAGTGAGTAGAGGTCTTCCATATATCCTCGTAACATTCTGCGATAGATTATGTTCGATTTCATAAAGTTTTTTCCATATTGATTCAACAGTCATTCTTTCAGGAGTAAAGCGATGCTGTAGAGCATCAATAACTTCGGCGTTTGGCTTGAAATTGTTAAAGGTCTGTTTTGGTACAATTCTGGATACAACGTGAACAAGAATGTTAGTGATGGGATCTTGTACTGAGTAGATTGTGGCGGTATAGGCTTTGTTGCACTCTGCACCAAATCCGTAATAATAGGCTTGTCTAACGACATATTCTTTGTCATCTTTGTCAGTCTCCGATAAATCTGGAATTAGTATAAGTTGTTCAATTGTAGCCATCTCTGTGATGGCTAACTCTACAGGGCATCCTTTATTAAGTTCTAATATTTTGCGAATATATTTAACTAGGCCTTCTTCAGATATATGCACAAACTTGACAATCATTGAAAGGTCATCTAAGAGTTTTACAGTGCATCCATCTCCTTTGGCTTTGCATTTAGTATCACAATTAACCTTAGCACATTTTATTGTGGCTATCTTTGGTATCAGAAAAGGGGATGTTGATTTGCCCGAGACTATCACATCCGATTGTACAGTTTGTTTGTAATACTTTGGATCCGATATCTGAGACAGGTGAAGTTTGGAGTTCATAATACCTCAATTCTATATCTAAACAAGTCATACAATTATATATTCGATATAATTCATTGTGAGTTGTAAGCATCATCGTTCTATGACATTTTGGACAATCAGTACTAAAACTTAACGACATATAATTCCTCTCTATTGGCTAACATGCATTTCACAACGCGCTCCTTCATTCTTGTTTCCTACAAAAGGACGAATCTCTATCAAGGCCATTCCTGTAGTTACTGGAGGGTATCCTGCTCTTTCACCATAACTTGTAGTTCCAACCTCATAAGTTTTGTAGAAAGATGGGCAAATAACACATATAATCTTTCGTGCTTTTAAGCATAATCTCCCACGACGAGGCATATAAAGTTGAGTTTTAGAAGTAGCTACTTTGTCATGAGAATGCCCCCATATTATAATATCTATGTCATGCCAATCGTTAAGCCTATCTTCAATACGGTTTACTTTATTTCCTTTTTTCCTGCCTGCAACATTTGAATGCTCTGTTAATACATTAATTACACGCGACTCTTTATTTCCTCGAGTAAATTTTAGCCTTGTAATACTTGTCCAACATAGATGTTTGACTTTAAGGGCTTTACATATAGCTTTTGTAATATTCCTATCGTGTTCTTTCAAATATGTAAATTCATGGTTGCCATCAGCAAGACCTATACAACGAGAAGCTATAGGGCGAGTCATTTTAACAAAGTCATCTATTTGTCTTTGAGCAATTTCTTCAAGATCGTCAATTGCAAAATCTGGACATACATTGCTCGCAGCAAAACGTCTAAGGTCTCTTGGAGTAATAGCTTCGACATAATCACCTAAACCAATCCAATAAACGTTTTTGCGTTTTTTGATCCATTGAATCATTTCTAAAAATTGACGTTTATCAAAAGATTTTGTTCCATAATGCGTATCACCAAGAATAGCTATATAATAAGTTTCTCTTTTTTGAGATTTATTTTTTATTGTGTATTGATGTAGGAACATTTTTTATCTCTTTCTCTCGTTGTGTTTCGAGTTTGTGATATAAAGTTTCAGCTTCAACCATTTGGTCTCTGGCCATTGAAAGGTATTTCTTAGCTAAAGTTATCCTAGCGCGAATATCTGTCCACTCTAATTTTTCTTCTTGCATAGAATAACTTTCTGTTCAGGAATTACGTCTCTCATCGTTGCAATAACTTGAGCATTGTCATCATAGTATCTGTATGGTCTAAGAATTTTGAGAAACTGCATCTTTTGAAAAGCAACATAATTGTGATATCTCCAATTGAGTTTTTGTTTGCCTTTGCATTCGTCATAGAGACGATTGTTTCCAACAAAATATACTGAAAGGTAATGACGAACTTTCATATCCCATAACCAATTATAAGTAAGTTCTGCCATAGTTGGAGGGCGTCCAGTAAGTATAGAATATTTGTAATGTGAATATTCTTCATCTGGATTCATTATTAGTTTGCGAGAACTATAATAATCATAATCATCCATTTTGTGAAAAAGTTTATTATCATAACTGGCAATAACTCCATCTAAGTCAAATACTAAAACACGGTTCTTTGTCATCATACTAAGTTCCTTTCTGTATTAGAATTACACCTATTTGAATAATAATAGCGCCTAAAAAGTAAACCAAAACGCCTATTTTGTGATCAACGATAGACGTAATAGATAAAACTACATAAAATGCTAATAAGATATATTGAATAGTTAATGTCATAAATACAATAAGATAATAGCGCCAAGTAGGAGTGGTTCAGGGATATCGTCACTTACCTACCAGTCCACCACCAAAGTCTATAGTCGACCGGTCCAACCGATCCATTGAACTAAAGAGGGGTAAGCTGCTCTACTTGGTGAATGTTATTTACAAGCTCTCCCTTTTCGGAGCAAGTTCTTCATTGGTGATTAACTTCTGGAAATATATGTTGGTAAAGTCGTCTTTGTTGACAACTTTGATCTCAACCATAATTCCATCTGCTTTAACCAAAGCATCCTTGATACCCAATGGTGACGACGGAATAGCTAGTCCAAGACGACCAAAGGTCTGTTTGACAAACCCTATGTTCTTCTCAGTTTCTAAACCATCATATTTGGTAACCGTTGAGTTCTTGTGATCTCCAGAAAGAACTGTTAACGGCCACGCAATTTGTAACCTACCAGAGTTCTTTGACTCCTCAATACGAGGTTTGTCAATTTTGACCTGGTATGATCCAGCAGGCAACTCCAAAACTCTTTGAGCAGGAGCTTCTGCATTTTTCCAAGTGCCTGACAATTTAGCCAAGCTTTCATCAATATTCGCCATAGAGCCTCCATATTAGGTATCTTGACAGTGAGTCAAAATACACATCTATTACTTTTTATTATATTCCTCAATTGCCTTTTGTATTGCCTGGAAACCGTTTTCTCTAGGAAGAATGATCTTTGGTGGGAAAGTCATATTTGGACCTCCTCTAGCACCAACCTCGAGGCTAGCGTTGCCTTTGGTGACGAGGACATGCTCTTCACCTATGATATTAAAATCCTTATCTTTGATGAAATCGACAGTAAGCAAGCCAATAACATCAACCATTGGAAGAAGGATCTTTCGGCAAGACTCAGACATTGTAGGCATAATCTTGTCATATTCTTGATTACGTTGTTTTATTTTTTGTTCCTTCATATGAGATATGAATATAAACCCAAATCCTGCTCCTGCAAGTCTAAGAATAACTCTTTGAAATTCACTTTTTAAGAAACTCCATCCTTTACCGTATCCAAGGTCTCCAGGAGAATCTATATCTTTTTCTTTACATACGGCTTCTTCACAATATTTGAATAATATATCAGTAGTATCTATTATAATTGTCTTGAAACGAGGTTTTTTACCTAAGGCGATAAATTCTTCTTTTTCTTTGATTAATTTAGCTCCAAATTCTTTAAAATCTTCCCAACTATTTATTGGAACGTTGTAAGTGCTCAGAAAATTCAATCCTTGTTCAGTAGCTGCAAAGATGGCCTCTTCAGCAGAAGCAGCTAAAGTACTTTTACCTATCTTTGGGGCTCCAAACAATAGCCACACGATTTTATCAAGATGTCCTTTGATAGGACTTTTCTCTTTGGGTAATTCCATATTAAGCCTGTCCTTTCTCTTTCATAAATTTTAATTTTTCATCTAAGACATGCCTTGTTTGAGATTTTGGTCCATCTGGTAAATTAACAAACTTCTTTAACACCTCAGGCATATTAGTAAATTCTGGAAATATTTCTTCAGGAGTACAATTGAGTTCTCGAGCCATCATTTCTGCTTCAGTATAGCTAGGAACCATTCTTCCTTGTTTAAGATATGATAAATCTATCTCACTCATCCCTATTCGTTTGGCAAGTTCTCTACAAGATAATTTAAGTTCTTTGAGACGTTTGATGAGAAACTCATTCGGAACCATTAAGTCTCTATCTAAGTGATGTTGGCGACGTCCTGTCCATCTACTCATTGGAAACATCCTTTCCTTTCAGATTGTTTATACATAATTTTAGCATTTTGTTCTCCCAATGTACATAAAGGAAGATATAAACATCCATCATAGTATGTACAAGGTTGAGAATTTATATAGTAAGCACTCATAGGAGCCTTGGCTTCTTGAAGATCCATAATCTCTTTAGCTATTTGTAAAACACCTTCTTCAAAGTTTTCTAAAGAAGCGTCATCTCTAATAAGTTCTTCACGATAGAGTCTAGTATTTTCATCTTCACTAAGGTACAATTCTGTAATTCTTTGTTCAAACTCATCCCAAGTCTCATTCTTCTTTAGACGACAGGCCGTCTTAGCAAGAATATTGTAGATAATCTTCATTGGAGCTTTGCCGTATTTCTTTTTGATTAACCAACAATATTGAGTCAACTGAGTATCTAGATTTAGCCTTTCTAAATAAGAACTAGTGATTTTAGATGCTGTTTTGTTTTCAAAAAGTGTTAGATCTCCAGAAGATTTTTCAATAGCTATTTCATCAGGAGTTCCAGCAACTATAATATTTGTAGTAAGAGGAATAGATATTTCTTCCTCAATAGCTAAGAATGTAAATCTTTCAGAGTCTCCTTTATACAGTTCTTCGTAAGCTCTCATCATGCTCGTTATCTTTGCTTGACGTTCATTAATATTAGCTATACGAGATATTTCTGCTTTTAAAACTTCATTTTTATAAGCTTCTTTTATATCAGAATAATTTACGCCTTCTCCTAAACAATGTTCTTTAATCGCTTTATGAGCTATAGTCCCATCGAACATAGCTTCCGACGATTTTGGAGCATAACGACAGATTTCACTCCAGTAGAATTTCCTGTGGCAGTCCCGCCAAGTTTGCATGATCGAATTGGTAAGGTATAGCATTCTTTTCTCCTCTCTATATTTTTTGTAATTTTGTCTATCCAATCAAAATGTAATTTCATATATTTGAGTTTATCAGTGCGGTATTTACAAAGATAATAATCTTTGCAATACATACAACTAAAAATATACTCACAATAGATGATTTTATTTTCTCTGGATAGACTTGAGGACGAACTGGAGGAGATCTTCTTTTCTTTGAAGAGCGTCGACAATCTTCTCATCTATTGTTCCTTTCGTTACAAGATCAATATAAGTTACTTTGCTTTTTTGACCTACTCTATGTAATCGTGCTTCGCTTTGTATCCTATCAGAATAGTTGAAAGAGTTTGAATAGTATATAGCATAATTCGCCCAAGTCATGTCAATACCATACCCCCCTATTTGAGGATTAGTAATAAGTATTGTAGGATGTGGACATTTGGCACAATGTTCTATAACTCGTGCCCTTTCCTCAGCACTCATATCACTAGTAAGTATTTGAACATCCCTATCCATATCTTTGATAAGTTGAACTATATCAATCATATTGGCTTTGAATCTTGTCCATATAACAGTTTTGTTAGTTGTTAGAGTATCTAGAACATCTCTCAAAGCGTCTAATTTGGCATTCTTTATTTTGATATGAGTTTCAGTAGTTGCATTATAAATATAACCATTAGCAATTTCTTGTAAATAGATTAGTTGAGCTAATACCCATTTTGTATCTATTTTTTGATATCTATCAAAAACTACTTCAAACTTAGTCTTCATATCATTGTATACAATATGTTGTTCTTCAGTCATAGGAACATCTACACGAGAATAAGTTTGTTCTGGTAAGTCAACACATTCTGCTTTTTTGATTAGAAAACTTTTTGGTTTGATAAGAGAACATATCATATCATGAGCACCTGGTTTGATAGACCAAGTAAACCCAAAAGCATCTGCTTCGAAATATTTCTCTCTAAAATGATACATACTCTCACCTAAAGATTTGCCTTCATCTAAAAAATAGAATTGAGACCAAAGATCAAATTCTTTATTAGTTATTGGAGTTCCTGTAAGAATAAATTTATAAGGAACTCTTTTTCCTATATAGCAAACCCTTTTAGTAACTACTGCTTTGAAGTTTTTAATTTTTGAACTTTCGTCACAAATTATACATTGATAGCCTATACTTTTTAGAGTAGTTACCCACAATCTAACTTTTTCATAGTTGGCTATAGAGATTTGATATTTGCCTATATCAGACCTATCTTCCAATATGCCTGTCCCAGTCAAAAGCGATGGGGCATGTTTTCGTATTTCCGCGAGCCAAACACCTATCACACTTTTTGGGCACAAGATCAGTACAGGACGAACACTTGCGTAGTTGACTAGCCAGTCTAACATTATTTTCGTCTTTCCCGTACCCATCTCTAATAATAGCGCGGCGTTCGAATTTACCAGCATATGGTTTAGGCATCTTTTTTGATGCTCGAACGGAACGGTGTGGAATTTCCATAGATTACCTCCATTTGGGGCAACTTTGAATACAGTACAGTTTTCTTTATTCTCTTTACAAGAGTTAGCAAATAAACATACTTGACAATTATTATTCATACTTTTTTATATATAATGACACGACCATGTTTATGCATCCAAGTTTCAGCAATAGATATAGCATCCGCTTCATGGTCGCTAATATTAGAAGCTACGTTGTAGCGAGATTTGACCCTGTCGATGGTGACTGATTTTGGGACTTGCCCTTTCCATTCTTGCGCAGTATAGAAATCAACTTTGTTACCATACGCGGCATGAATAGCGCCACATATAAAATAAAGTTTTTCAAGAGCTCCAGAGTTCTTAGCATAATTCCCTTTGGCAGAACTGTTCCACACTTCGGGCATTTCATAGATAACCCTTTCTAATTTCTCTAGATAGAACTTTTCTAGAGTTTTGATTTTTTCTAATACACTATAAGCTTTTGCTTGCCAATTAGTCCACTCTCTACTAGGTGAAATTGTTCCATATTTGAGCAATCCTCCTGCTTTGGAGAATATAGCAAATCCACAATGGTTGATACTTGGATCAAGAGCGATAATCATAAATAATCTTCATCCTCAGGAATATTTTTAATAAATAAAGCCATTACAAAGAATATCAAAACAATAAATATTAACCAATTTTGAAGATTAGGTTCTTTGTATAAGCATTCTTCTATTCCTGTAAAGTTTTTAATCATTGTTCAATACTTTTCTTTTCTGCCCAATTAGTTTTAGAAATTTTTACGTCCACTTTGAAAGGAATTGTAGTAGGATTTGAACCTTCAATAACTCTACAAAGATCTGGAATTTTGAATATAGTTTTTCCATCGTCTGGTATTTGAATAATAAATTCATCGTGTACTTGTAATAATAAACGACTATCATGCAATGTTTTTAGATATTTGTGCGCTGCAATCATAGCTAGTTTGACAATGTCAGCACAAGTACCTTGAATAACGGCATTGAGAGCTTTGTAGTCAAGATAGTAAGGAACTCTAAATCTACGACCTATGAAGTTTTCACAGTAACCTCTATCTCGCAATTCTTTGCGGAGAGAATTCATTGTTCTTTTGATAGAAGGATATTGAGAATGATAACGATTGAGATATAATTTGGCTGTGGCATTATCTACTTTAGTAATTTCAACATCTTTAGAATGTTTAGAATTTTCTTGATTAATAGTCTTTGCCAATGATTCAACTCCCATACCGTATATAACTGAAAAATTGAACACTTTTCCTATCCAACGAGATAACCCAATACTGTCTCCGGTCATTTGATGAACATCGCCTCCAGATAAGATAGTGTCTTGTAAAGCTTTCTCACCAGCAATCCAAGCAAAGGCAACCATTTCCATTTGCTTGTAATCGATATATACGTTTATATACCCCTTCCGAACAGTAAATGCGGCTCGAACACTGATTCTCCCTGTTCCTTTATCTTCTTTTGGCACTTGTTGCAAATTTGGATTGGAGCAACTAAACCTTCCTGTAACTGTACCGCAAGAGTTAAGAGTGGGGTATAAAATTCCATCCTCACGTTTGGCGAGGAATAAAGTGAAGAAGTCTTCCATTTTTCCCAAAGATCTATAATCAAGGATTGCTCGTACGACCGGATGGTTGTAGAGCTGTAAGTTTTCCTCGCTTGTACTAGGCGCTCCTGTCGGTGTTCTTGCCACACAACAAATCCCAAGTCCGCCAGGTTTTTCATTAAACAAAGCGCTTGCAAGTTGTTTTGGGCTGTCCAAGTTAATTTCATTAGGTAACATTTTTGTAACCGTTTCGAGGGCCTTTTTCTTTTCATAAAATAATTTCTCCAAAGATGTTCGGCAATATTTTACATCTAGTTGCATCCCCGACTCTTCTATTTCCATAATAGGATTTATCAGGGCAATTTCCATATCATATACCTTCTTCATAGTTCGTTCTATTTCTGGATAAAGAAGGTAATGTAATTTTAGAGTAAACTCAGTATCTTTGGCGCCGTAAGGTATCAAAATTTCATCGGGAACATTTTCATGCCCATGTTCGTCTGTCCATTCCGTATAAAGTTTTGCCTCTTTGCAAGGGTCGTTAAGATATTTTGATGCAAGTGTTTTCAACCCTGTATTTTTGTCTAATTCATTAAGAAGATGATACATTATCAATGTATCGTGTATAGGGCCTTTGACAGGAATACTATAACGTTTTAAGAAAGCCAGATCAAATGGAGCATTGTGAAAGGTGACAGATGTTGTGTCCGAAGACACTATACTCTTTAAACGCCCCATTTCATCTGCAGAACGATATACGTTTTTATTTAGATCTTCAGCACAAGTAAAAGCTCCAAGAATTTTATCTTTGCGTTTATTAAGACCTGTAGTTTCAAGATCAAACGCGATCATACTTCTTCTTTCTTAGTTAACTTCCTTAGAGTATCTAAAAATGCTTGTTGATGAAATGCTTTACGTTCTGGAGCAATAGTAATTTTCTCTTTGACTTTGAGTTTTCCTTTTTTAAACATACATTTGTAAGAGTTTAGTAACGATCTATCTAGGCGACACCCTTCAAATTGATCTTTAGTTGTAGAAATGAAAGTATCAGGGTCTTCGTTTATCGCCTCCATATTCTCTGTAAATTGGTAAAACAAATATTCTTTTAGTTTCATTGGCCAAGGCTTGGATCTGTTCCTTTGTCCTTCTTCGCTGGTGGGCATACTGGTTGTGCTCCTTTCTCTCGTGCCTCTTGGGCATGAATATTTAAGATATGCGACAAAAATGATTTTACATCTACACCTAACCAGGCGAGATACTTGGCATCAAGCGCTGCTTTGTCTGTGAAACGAAGATTGTATACATCCTTTGGACGATTTTCCTTTAGAAGCATCTTATCAGAAGTATCTAAAGGGCGCTCTAATTTAATATCAAATTTCATTTTATAAAAACCTTCCTTTTGCAAATTCTTTTAAGGGTACATAAATAGCAAGAAATTACTTTGAATTCTCCAGATCTAAGAAAACAGAAATATGAAGGTGATTTACGAAAAACCTTCATAAGCATAAAAGTTTTCCTAGCTAAAGATAACCATTTTTCTGATGTAAATTTTTGAGTATTCATATAATAGCGCTCTAGTAGGAAAATATGTCTGAACGACACATTTTACGTTCAATAGAACAACCTAATAAGAGCCAAGAAAGAGAGATAATTACAGGTGGGAGTGTAGTTCTCCCACCTTGCTTACTACCTAGAGAAAGTGAACCTAGATCCAATTTACAGGGACGCGATAACCTGTTCGACGAACTGTTCGAAAGCATTCTGCAAGTTACAACCGGCTTTAGCCTTAGCCAGCTTCTCAGCCATCTCCGTACCCACTTCGTAATGAACGTAGAAAGTTACGTTCTTGCCCTTACCTGACTTCGTAGTCTTGGGCTGCAGGTCTATATTGAGTTCTGCCATTTGTTTATCACCTCCTCTCAAATGATTTAGATTTTACAACTATATATACATTCACCTGAGTCGTTGCCATATGCAGCAATGACAAAGATTTCTTTTGCTTTTACAACAATACGTAAATCACAATTTGGAAATGATAAGAATAAGTCATTTCTAAGTTTGCTATATATATCTACATATTCTTGTTGAACAAACTTATTCTTAACATCGTTTAACATTTTGTCTTTGTTTTCTAGATATGCCTGACGCTCTTCTTCCAAGATTTGTGTTTTAGATATGCGCGGGCCTCCATTTGACCCTAGCGTATTTTGAGGTGCCCTAGGCTCTAGATTTAGCGTGAATTGCATTAATATCCTCCATTGATAAATGAATTCATAAAATTATAGTATTGATTTTATTGATTTCGATATTGATTATTATATTGATTATATTTACGTTACGCTTTCTATTTTATCTAATTCAGCAATTTCTTTTGAATCTTTAGGCGAATAATTTGCAAATCTAAAACCATACTCTGTATAATGGTCCAAAGCTTTTTTGACTGCATGTGTCATAGTTTTTGCTTCAAAAGTAGGGTTATCTTTTTCTACATTTATATTTGTATCGCAAGAAGCACTACAATCATATCCCCTATAAACTTTTTTTGATTTTGACCAATAAATAATCATAATATTGTCAGCACTCATACTATTCCTTTCCAATCACCGCCCGCAACAGGGCTTCGAGTAGGGTTGCTCCCTCATAGAAGATAGCCGGTTCTATATCTGAATCCATAATATTACAGTAGTTATCTGCAATACCAATTAAAAGTCTTTTCCCTTTTAACATCCCAAAAAGCTGTTCGAGGGCGGGTACAGTGTCTTTGAAACTATTGATACACTCCTCTTTCAAGTGCCCATCACATTCAAGACAATTTTCACAATCAACATAGGTATTATAAATCCACTCCTGTATCTTCTCGTGTTTGCACAGTTCTATCTCGGTGGCGTTCATATCATCCTTTCCGCCTATTGGCGTTGGTTAATTATCAAAAAAGAAAACAATTCTTGTGCTATTAGTACCATAATCTTTTGTTAACATTTCCATTATCTTAAAGAAGAGGTGGTTTTTATAATAGTTATAGTACTTACTAATCTTTAACTCTTCAAAAGTATAATAGGAATGTGAGTATCCGTCTCCTTCCCATATCTCTAAAAGGCCATCATACGTGAACGAATGAGGATTTGGTATTCCTGCGAGTGGTTTTATAGGGTCAAAATCTTTTGAGCTTTGTCTGACACCGGCGAGTAGGGAGAAAAAATTATATTCTCTGTCTATCTCTATCACTACTACACCGTGCCAAAGAATATCTTCCTCGTTCTCACCTTTTTCAACAAAAGGATTAATCTCTATAACTGCATGTATATCGCAACCCATAACTACCCTCCTTTATTCATCTTAATCATTTGCACTTTTTCTTCGGGGGTCATTGGTTAGTCTCCTTTTCCTCAATAGTATCAATAATCTCAAGTATAACTTCTGGTGGCGTTTTAATCTTTAGAAGTTCTTTAACATATTCAAGAATATGAAATGCCCTTAAAAGACTTTCGTGAGAACTTCCATTTTTAGCGTCATCAAAAAGGGTAGGATATTTCTTTATCTCAAGTATTCTTGGCATATCAGCACTTTCCTTTCATGGCGGTGATTATAGGTTTAATAGAACATTGGCATATTAACTTGCCAGAGTCTTTTTCCATATCGTGACATCTGGTAGTAACCATCTTCTCCACCTCCTCCAGCACCGCCAGCTTCTCTTGGCGAATGAGGGCGAGGAGTCTGTCCGCTAAATAAGAATCGCTTGACGAATTAATATGAGTTTCTGCTATTTCTTTCTCAATTTTCCCCCTCAACTCATCTTGCTTGCTCATACTTGGCTTCTATATGCTTCGGATATGCAGGGCAACAGCTCATTTCGGCACCTCCGTTATCACCTTGTTTAATAGCTTTTGAGTCATATTCCTCATATCTTCAAGGTGGACTTTGGTGGCTTTGAGTTCACCCTCTGCCTCAATATTAAGTTCTAACCCGTTGTCTTTTATTTCAGTCAGTAGTTCGGTTAGAAACAACTTCATATCTGTTCCCTTGATAACAGCAGACGGTTCGTGTATTTCGCACTCTTCTAATTCCCTAAATTTTACTTCTCCAATATAACTCTTCCGTTTATCTGTGTCATACCGGCGAATATATATCTGCAAGCCATCAATACCGCCAGAACGTATGAGGTGTATTCTTGTAATCATTTTGGCACCACTACCTCTCCGGCTCTGGCAGCTGCCCTCACCATCGTTGGTGGAGTTTATAGAACACTTGCCATTGTTGTAGTTGTCAGGGCATTCGTTGTTCATACTCTATCCTTTCCGCTTTGGGATTCGGTTGATAACACTTCGTTTACATCCGAGAGATTTCCATTCTTTACACGATGGTCTTGTGCAGGTGCAACCTAATTTGAAATCATTTGAACTGTGTAATATCCGCCTATATTGATACCTCACCGCCTTATTTGCTTTTGGTTTTGACATAGTTAGCCTTTCCTATTATCCTTAAATTAAACAATGCCCACTAATATCAATTCTTGGGTTTCTCCATAAAGAATTTTTATGATAAGTTCCTACAAGCGTAATCCTTGTTCCTCTAGGATACCCTAGTAATCCCTGTTCATTGTAGACATATTTGCAAACTTTTCTTTCCTCTTGATTAAGTTCTTTTAACCAATCACAATATTGCTGATAATTCCCTGCTATAACCAGTATAACTTTAATCATTTGCCTTTCCTATTATCCATAGCATATTCTATCATTGCTTCTATTGAGTCAAGTTGAGCCATTATTCTCGTATGATGTAAATGAGAAACATAAATACATACAGTTTTATCACACCTACAACTTAAAGGGGGGTACCCACAAGCCACACAAATATTATCTTCCCCAAACACCACCCTCGCTACTTTGTGGTTGTCGCTGGGGTCGAAGAGGAGTTCGAGGATAGTACTAAAACCATCGTGCCCAATAAGAAAGTATCCTTTGTATATGTTGACAATAACATCATCAGTTAATTCGTAGCCTTTCCACCCGCTCTTCTCAATCACCTCTTCAATGAACTGTTCTACCTGCGAGGTTGTGTATTTCATAATTATATTCGCCCCCTTTCCAGCTCCTCATTTGTTAATCCCTTACAATAATTTTCCTCTAATGACCTGCGCTTCATCTTATTAGTTCTGATTTCCATTTGTTTATCCCAAAGGGCTTGTTTTTCTTGTCTTTTTTTAGTTACAAACTCTGGGTTATGGGTTGTGCAATAGTATTTACCACCTATTTCCACAGTAGCGGTTCGGTAGCATCTGTGAGGTCTAAACCCATCTGACCTTACCCTTGCAGGAATGAGTTCGCAACATCTTTCCGCTTTCGGCCAAGTTTTATCGGTTGTGTATTTCATTTGGGCTCCTTTGGTTCAGGCTCAGGTTGTTGTTCTTGTTCATATTGTTGTGCCCAATAATCATTTTCTTCTTGTTGTCTTTGATGTTCTCTAATTTCTTGTTGTCTTCGTTCTTCACGTTCTTTTTGTTGTCTTTCCTCGTCTCTGCGTTCTTGACGACAACGTTCATTTCTGGCATCTTCTTCAGCTCTTTCATAACCAGCAAAGTAATTATTATCTTTCCATTTATCTTTGGAAGAGTCTGAATAACCATTGCGTTTAAAATCTTCTTTCCCTTTTCTATACTCATCCGAATATGGATTTACCCAGTTACTCATCATCCCTCTCCTTTCAAAATGGAGGCTTACGAGTCGAACGTCTCTTCCTGGGTATGAGCCAGGCGTGCTTCCGTTACACTAACACCCCCGATAATTGCAAGCTGGCCTTATCTCAGTAGACTTAACTACACGAAAGTATCTAATCACATTCTCGTGATGATTTCTTTCACTCGGTAAAGCCAGCATATTCTACTCTGTTACTCCTTCTTATTTCCGTTCTCATCAGTAAATAAAAAATGGTAAAATGTTAAATACGATTCGGCCAACACCGCCATCTTTTCTGCGGTATCATCTGACGAAATATCATCATCGTTCATAGCACCATTTATGGCATTATGAAATAAGCCAATAAGGTTGTTTACATGTGGCTTCTCTTTTTCCATTTGTTACTCCTTTCAATTCCGTTTCATATTTTATTCCCTCGACTTAACCCATTGCCCGGCGATAATAATACATCCAGCAAAATTACTTCGTCTCCTTCTTTGTTTCAAAGTATTTTTTAAGGGCTTCATACAACCCAATTAAATCTTTCTCTTCTCCAACATACCCCACTCCATCACTTACTCCAATATACCCACTTTCCCATAAAGCTATATACTCACCCTCCCATACTTTTTTATCTTTCATCTTTCGTCTCCTTCTTCCACCCCTTGCCATCACAGGCGGGGCATTTCTTGTAAAACTTTTTGAATGGTACAACTTGCCCAGCAATTATAGCCATTGCTATAAACCCACCCTCGCACTCAGCACACTTGATGAGGGGGGTGTAGCCTCTTCCCATAAAAAACTCTGCACATTCATTTGGAGTTATAAAAAATCGAAAACCCAAAGAGCAATTCTCTACAACTAATGGCCTATATTTATGACCATCATTAACGATTTCAATAACGATACCTGTATTATCAACAAATCTATTTCCCATATTATATTCCCTTTGCTTGGGTGCGGTGTAGTTAATACAATTTTCAGGAATAACTTCTTTCGGCTTATAACACATAAACTTATTTTCCCTGCTACACTTTTCGCACTTATCATTGCACTTATCTTTCATCTTCAACTTCTTTTCATACTTATTAAGTGGGTGTAACGACATCAGGAAATACATTTCCTCATCCTGCAACTGTCGGCAGGTGGGGCAGGTGGTGGGATGGGATATAGAAGACTCACTATGAGTCTGTGAGCAATGTATAGATAATTTTCCCCAAGGAGACGCACTACATCCTGATACTTTCATTATTGGGCAATTATGGCATATAACACTCTCTCTTTTAGTGTATCTAAAAACATTACACAGAGGGCAGTTTTCGCCACTTATATCCGTCTTCCCCCTCCTATACCACTCCACACTCTGCTCAAGTGCTTCAAGCACTTCTCGTTTCATTATGAGGGTGTAATGGTTTTTATTAACAACTCTTTCGTCATCATCATCCCATATACGAGGTCTTTGAAGTATAACGTCACACTTAACCACATCCCCAACCTCTATCACATCATACTTTATCATACTAACTCCTTCATCTTTTCATTTATACAATAATTGAGTTGACAAGACTTATCATTGCCTACAAATTTACATTTTGAACATTTGTAAGAATATTTATAAGGTTTTTTAGAATGATTCAATTCATTGGCAATAATTGTTTTCTTTATATCTACAAATTGCATGCCAATCCTCAGGCCTTCGGAATCATAAAAGTTTTGTATTTCTTTTGGAGTATATTTCATTTCTTAAATAATACTTTCATTCCAAGAGCGTATATAATGGTTTCTAAGGTATTTATTTTCTTTTGAAGTTGAATGAGTCTTATTAGTAAGGCAATATTTGTTAAGAGTACTAAAATCAACGCTAAAACTATATATGTAATCATATTCCATCTCCTTCTATAATATGTTGTGCAACAGTTACTTGATCGCTAGGTATCCAGTGATCTTTGTTAAAAACTCCTTTGTTACGCATGTTTAGAGTAACTTGGACAAGAACTTGACCGTTTGGTGTTAATGCAAATACTAATTTGCAACTTGTAGGTAAGTTCTTTGTCCAAGCTTCTAATTGTGGCCATATATAAGAGAGAAATGGTTTTAGAGACTCTAAAGTTGCTTTGTCTTCTTGAATAACAATTTCTTCATATGGCGATACGTAGTTAGAATCTACGGAGTTTGGTTTATACTTTGGTTGGAGTTGTATTTTGAATTCCATTCATCTAACCTCTTTTGATATTGTTTTTCACCTAGCTCTCTAATATCTTTGTGTAGAGTTTGCATTGTATTCCTTTCTTTGTTTGCTGAAACCAGATTTTGATAAAAAAGCATTGAGACCTTTATAATTGCGAGTATTTAATAGTGGCCAAAAAGACTTGTAATATAGCTCCCAAGAAAGCATATTTTTATAGATATAATTGCCAAGTGTGAGTGTGACAAGGTAATGCCCACTATTACATTCAAATCTTTCTAGTTTCATACTTGATATACGGAGCTCTGAGCTCAGAGCTTTGTCTTACTATGCTTCGTAGATTCCCTTTATTAGTATGTTATCAAAAGCATTGAATTGCTTACAATGTTTGGCTATATCCATTCTAGACGCTTCTGAGAATTTAGGAAATGGGTATAGATTACATTGCTTGACGCAAGATGAGCATGATTTTGGAAGTTTTTCATGACCAAAACCATTTGAGGAATGATGCGAACTAGACATTATATGAATCTTGTTTGCACTTTTTCCTAGCTCATCTCTTAATGAGATGACGAAAGACATTGTTTGCCTTTCTATATTAATAATGTTGCTTCGTTGCTTTGTTGCGATGTCCTAATGCGATTGTAGAGAATAACTATTAGAGGGTTACGCGAGTGGTTAGTCGATATTATATTTTGCAATCATTTGTTCGAGAACACCTTTGAGTGCGCTTTGCACATCATATGTCTCTTTGAGCGCTTTGCACTTGCGAATGAACTCTGTATTATCTTTGGTCTCTGTGAATACGAAGCTCACTCCTTTCCACTTGCCTATCCCTTTGTCTGATTTCTTAGTTAAGTCTATTTCGAATCTTGTATCCATTTGATTCTCTCTTTCTACTCTAGCTTAACCCTCTTTATAGTTATTTCTCCTTTCTTTATAAAATTTATATACAAAAACTAGGGAGGCGCCAAAATAATTCATCATACTCTACTAGAGCAAAGATAAAAATATTTCGCGTTTTCGATACTATGGATTTATTTATGGATAGAATGGATAGATAGATAGGTCTAAAATCAATCCATTTTAAATACCTTCCCCTAAGGAAAAAAATAATAATAATATAAGGGTACCTAAGTCCAGAAGATGGATTGATTGAGTCTATCTATCAATCTATCAATCTATCAATCTATCATCATACTCCTCTATAGAGAGATATGTACCGAAATCATAATAATCAATGCTATATCATTGCAAATCTATGAATAACGAACCTAAAAATGACTCTGAGGCGCAAGTAGCTCCTGCTACTGAGAAGCCTGAAAAACCCTCTCCAAATCCAAATAGAAAGTATTTTAAGGAGTTCACGCCTTCTGAGAAACAAATAGCTTTGGCTAAGTCGATTGTAGATATTAGAGACACAAGGACCCCTTCTGAAAAAGCGGTAGCTCTTGGTATCGATCCAAGAGCATCAAGAGATTGGCTGAATCAGTCGACCTATGTTGAATTTATAAATAGCTTGTTACCCGTAGTAACGGATTCTGAAATTGCTACAGCTTGGAGTAATGTTATATCAGGGATGCAAGATCTAAAAGGTTCAGAAAGATACAAATGGACAAAACTTTTCTTAGAACTAAAGAATATAGGAGCAAAAGGACCTTCAACACAAGTAAACGCCCAATTTAATATTCTTGGTGATGGGGATCTCCTAGAACAATGTAAATCGCTAGGCATTACTCTTCCTGAAAATATTACTAAGGCGCTAAATAAAAATTCAAATTCACAAATGGTGGAGGCAGAAATTGTTACAAATACCAAACAAGGAGACAAGAAATAGTTTAGATGATGCCTTAAGTAATACTCAAAAACAAGAATTGATTAGTCATATCAATCAGGTGAGTTTGACTAAGCAAGAAGTAGGATTGAGAGTTCCTTGGTACTTTTGTACTGAATTTGCGTATACAAGAGATGAGCATGATTCAGTTACCCCTATCAAGAAATTCCCTAATATTCCTTATCTTGAGAATATAACTCAATTGTGGTCAGACAATCAATTATTACTTATAGCCAAATCAAGACAATTGAAAATAACTTGGTTGATGGCATGCTTACATCTTTGGTTAGCTCTACAACCTGGTAAACTTGTTTTTTTACAATCTAAAAAAGAAGAAGACGCGAATGCTATATTAGGTCGCGTCAAATTGATATATTCATTTTTACCAAGGAGAATGAAATACGGGCATTGTGATCAAAATCAAATAAATCTCAATGCTAACCCTAAATTTAGAGACATATATTGTCATCTAGAATTTCCTTGGTTACATAGTGAGATTATAGCAATACCTCAAGGACCCGACATCCTCAGATCTTACACAGCGAGTGCTATATTTGCTGATGAAATGGCCTTCCAAGAACAGGCGCGTAAAGCATTTGAGGCTGCCAAACCTACAATAGACGGAGGCGGAAAATTCACGGGTGTTTCAACTCCCAATGGTCAAGAATATTTCTATAATCTTTTATTTGATATTAGGAAATAGGAAATAATATATGCCTTATCAGAATGGAATGATGACTAAGAAGAACAAGAATGGCTTTACTTGTATCTTCTTACATTATACTGCAGATCCAGCAAAACAATCAGAAGCATTCAAGACTCAAATTCATTCAGGTTATGATAGCGAATTGTCTTATCGTAAAGAATATGAATTAGATTTTACAAGTCTTGAAGGTTCTAGAGTATTTGGTAATTTTACTTTAGAGCAGATTAAACCTGTCGAGATTATCTCAGACAGGACTTTAATATGTGGAACTGATTGGGGATTTGTTCATCCTGCGCATGTTATAACGCAGTTTAATACAGATGATCAATGGATCATACATAGATGTTTTGTAGGTACTGAGATGTTGACGCATACATTTTTAGAAATAGTCAAATTTCTCAGAGGTCAATTAGTTTTCGATGTCTTAACAGAAGAGGCTAAGGAGTATATCAATAAAGGGCAGTTAACTCCTTGGTTTGAGTATCCTTGCAAGTACCAATTCAAGGATTTTTGTGATATTGCTGGCACTGCCCATTCTGATAAAGGAACTGAAAGTAATATTGCAATTGCTTCTCAACCTCCATTCAATATGAGAATGGGATATTCTAAAACTAACCTAGAGGGCGGGATCAATATGATGGGAATGAGGATGCGTAAAAGATCTGATGGCAAGTATGGAATGGTGGTATCAGATCATCCAAGTTGCCAAGTAATAATACAAGCGATGAATGGTGGATTTGTTAGAAATGAACAGGGCAAAATACCTGATAACTATTTTACTAATCCAATGGATGCTATGAGGTATGTTCTAACAAACCTA